ATCGAGTGTTTTTGGATCGAGGGTAGCCTCCATAATGGTAAGGGCAGATGATATTAAGCCCTCAGACAGAGAACCATCATAGCATTGATAGTCCCCTCCAAATCCTCGGTCTGAAACCACTCTAAGCTCGGCAAACATGTCGTGCCAATCTCTTCCCAATCTGTCCATTCCTCCTACATAAGGGACTCCTTTAACCGCGAGCAAACAGCGCATAAAGTGTCCAAAATACATCTTCTCAAGACATATCATTATAAGAGGACAAACTGTGAAGAGTCTAGTTTTTGGTCTAACTCTAACCTTTTCGATTGGTCGGCGTTCATCCTTTAAATTACCGGTCACAAACCATTGAGGAACCATTTCACATTTGATTGTTAACAAATCCTTTAGAAGTTGTTCATAGAATTTGGCAGTTCCAACTATTAATTGACTCGGCTCTCTAATCAAGACTTGATCTTTTGTGACTCCGTCGAAAGTAAAGGGATAACCGCAAGATGTTGTGAGGTCAACTCCGTTAAGAATCTCATCGCCGTTAAACACGATTTTAAGTGTAAGCGGAGATCCGATTTTGAAGCCTCCAGCGTCGAATTTCTCCAAATACCAACTGATCATATCATTACGAACAGATGTCAATTCTTCATAACGAAGATCAATCGGCTTCTTCATCTTATCCACTCCATCACGATACAGATCAACGCGTCCTGCTACGTCTTTTGACAGACGAGGGTCGCGGTTACTTAGTACAGATGGTTCAGTAAGAGGTGGTTGAATTACTCCACTCAACATAGATGGACGAAGGGTCGTGTTCGTTGGTAAAAACATTTTTCTCTTTGTCTTTCCTAAGTGAAGCAATGTTGTCTCAGATAAAAGAGTCGACTCTTGATCAACTTCCTCTGTAGTATGTTTGGATTCTATGAGGGGAGGATCAAGGATTCGTGCGTCCGGCATGGCTCTTTCAATCATGTCGCGAGTCAAAACAAGCATCATTGGTGTTCCTGATGGATGTTTTGCAACATGGAATCCCAAAATTGCAGCGTTAGTCTCTCCGGTAGCCAAGATCACGGGCGAACCACATGATCCTGGACTGCTTTCATGAGTTCCATGGACAAGATGTTGCAGCCATTTCTTTCCATTTTGAGTGTAGAATACTTGTTCTTCAGAATTCAATGTTGACTCCTTCCAAATAGGCATCCTACCTGACGACTGATAGTCTAGAACCAAAGCTTTCTTATTCTTCAAAAGAATCTCTCCTTGCCAAAAACGCGATATTATGCGTCTTCTCATGGGCAGCAAATTCTTTGGTAGCTCATAAATGACCGCATCAACTTCAATCTTCTTTCCTTCTATGATTTTCGTGATAGGACGCATTCGCGCTCTGTCAAAAAAGAAAGTCAATGGTTCGGCGACATTGGGAACGTAAAGCTTGAATTCTTTTCCTTGCGGAAAATACAAGTCATTGGAAATCTTCTCTTTGACCGGTGGTATAAAAATATGCTCCACAGTCAACAAAGACGTGCCTCCCACAAGTGTTGCGTTAACAACACTAGAACCATCGGCTGTCCTAAGACGACAAACCGCTTTTTCAAGAACAGTTTGAACATCATAGACAGCAGGACCCCCTTCGGCTACGACGGCCCTTGGAGCTGCTTTTCCTTTAGCAGTAGAAGATTCTGGTTCAACTTGCTTCAATTTAGACCACAGATAAACAGCGACGGCCAGACTGGTGAAAGCTGGAACCAACATAGCTATTGCCAGTTTAAGAACTGTGTTCTCCTTAACATTTCTGAAAAAAGAGAAAGCAGCACCAAAAACACAACCATAACAACAAGCCAAATAATGTGCTTCGGCTTGGTCTCGCCATATATCAAAGAGATATCCCCAACTGAATCCTGATTGTTGTTGGACTTTAGTAGGGGAAACAGATCGAGAAAATAATCCCCCATCGTTCACCATACTAGCGACAGTCCTTTCCATGCGCAAAGCGTTTTGAATTTCGCGCTCGGAAAGTCCTTGAACTTGTTTTCTGGGACGAGGTCTATCAAACTTCTTAAAATACTCTTCCATAACGGCCTTAGTGTGAATAACTTGCGGGGTAGCCAATCCTGATTCATCATACTTGAGCAAGGATTCTCCTGGCGGAGAAGCCATTAGTTCCTTTTGAAGCTTATTATCTCCTGCTTCTCTGCTCAACGTAAATGTTTCGTATGCAAAATAGATATATTCTTGCATTTGTCCGACCGACATCCAGTCAGTTAATGGTAGAAGGTTTTCACCTTCACTAGTTAAAGCACCGCCGTCAACTCTCATTGACACGACACCATCAACTTTTTGAGTTTCTATCCTAAGATGGAAACGTCTATATACAGCACCATTATCTGACAAGGCGGCAGTATAATCGTTGTGCACGTTTGAAGATGCAACGATTATTTTCGGATCAATTGACATACCTTTTGGGGTAGAACCAGTTATGTTAGCAAAATTGGCCATGAACGGAGCAGCTGAGACAAGAAGAATTAACTCCATCAAATCCACAGGCTCATCACGATTCTGTCCAAAGTCGTCATACAATATACACTGCCTATTTCCCACACCATCCCAATATTCAGACATGTTGCGAGAAAACGACTTTTGGTAAAATTCTTGAACAGTTTTTGCTCCGAGAATAGGACCAAAGAGAACAGGAATAGATGTTGATTTTCCTGTTCCCGGTAGACCGTACAGTCTGACACAAAAAGGCTCATGTTTTCTAG